GACGACTTTAGGAGGAGTGTGAAGGTTTGAGCAAAGAGCGAGAGGCTAGGGTGACAATATTGGAGAGCGAAGCGATACAATATTGGTGGCATAGACTTTTGGGCAGGCGGCCTCTCGCGAATTGGCAAGTGCGGAGCTTAGCTTGGTAAAAATAGTACACCGGCCCCCTAGTTTCTTTATATATGAGGGACTAGGTATTTTGTTTTGTGTATATCTAGCGATCCTCTAAGTTTAATAATATAAAGTTAAAGTTATGAAAGTAAAACAGGTTAAGCAAGAAATCCTGGACAAAGTATTAGTACCAGGTAATCGTGTTTTTGAGGAGTGTGTTGCCTTTAACCCTATCATTGACAGTTCTGGTAATACAAGGGAAGATATTTATTTTCCTCGTAGTATCTATGGTAATCCTACAAAGGGCAGTACTAAGAGGAAGAGTATTAATATTATTGCCAGACGTGAGGAGGGTGAAAACTCATTCTTAAACAATTCATTCACAAGTAGCACTTATATGAGGATGGTACTTGATGATCTCACTGTCTTAAGTGCGGCAGATAGTACGGGGGCAGGTATTTTTGATTTTATCCCCGAGTATATTGTGCCGCTAAACAAACAGCGATGGATTGAGTGTTGTGATAAGTGTGATGTGCGTGATCCTATTGAGCGTGGTAAGTCTTATATATCACTTGACCTCTACAGTACTACCTTGAAGATGTATATTGAGGTAGATGGTAGGTGTCATGATATGTTAGAGCAGAATAAGTCAGATCAAGCCAGGAAGATGTATATGGAGGAGGAGCATAGTATTAGTGAGCTTCGTCTTAAATATTATGCAAGTGGTAAGGCGATGCATCATAGGAAGGAGGTAGTAGGTGAGAAGAGGGATTCAGCTAGGGAAGATCTTAGGCGAATACTTAGTAGGCGTTGGGAGATTGGAAAAGAATACCTAGACAAGATACCGGACCCTCACAAGAACTATGGCCATTACATGTTAGATAGTTTTATGATAGGTGCACTAGAGTTTGGTGAGGCTGCATTGAAAGGTTATGAGTTTTACACAGAATCACCTAAGAGAACCGTTAATCAGGCAGTTAGTATGGTAGTGGAGTATCTTGGCAGGAAAAAGATGATGGCTGAGAAGTGTAGAAAGAGACTTGCGCAGGAGATTCGATTTATTAACAGACTGATAAAGGGAAAGAAGAGATGATGAGCAAGAAGGAAACATACAAGAACATACTCCTAGGAAGCCTTAAATTCCTTAATGGTGTATATAAGATAATTACAGCAACTCTTATCTTATATAATACCTGCCAGTGTAATAGGGGAACTGGAAATCAGGATAATCAGAAGCAGTAGTACGTGGTTAGGTAAGAGCTGTATGAACTTAACTACGTAAGGTGTTTTCTACTGTGGAGGTTATTCAGTGGGGTCTCAGTAATATTATTTTACTCATGAGGCCCTTAATATTTTTTTTGCTCGCCCTAGTTCCCTTATAGGTATGAGAAAAGATAATATATTAAAATTTGTAATGAAGAATAGCAATTACGTTATTCACTCTGATCTATTTGTAATTCCTAAGTATATAGATCACTATAAAAATACTCATCTGAGATTTAACATGGAAATAAAAAGAGAGATATACCTAAATCAAGGAAGTAAGTGGTCTCCTCTTTTTAGGGCTATATTAAAACATTTTTACCCTAACATTAAATTTGATAGGGAAATTCCATTAGTTATCGAGGATAGGGGGCTATGGGAATCTCTTTGTATTAAATATAATGTAGACCCGGATAAAACAAAAAGAACATTTTTTGTGGTAGATTATATCTTTCCATATCAAAATCTAATAGTAGAGATAGATTCTATTCTACATGATATGGACTATGATAAAGCAAGAGATGATTATATAAAGACTATTTGGGGATTTGATATTTTACGACTCTATGAATTTGGTAAGGCAGAGTTTAGTACCATTAATTGTATAGAAAACTTTGAAAGGTGTATAAGCAATGGGAGTATTAATAATAATATTGACTACACCGGCTTGTTAGTAAAAAGGTTTTGTAAGGATTATAGTAACCTTATTCCTATTCTAACTTGGTTTGAAAAGTATATAGAAAACAATAATATAAAGGAAAATTTCTATATTAGTGTGAATCAATTAGGTAAAGATAATAGATTATATGTACTAGACCATGATTCCTTATTCTCAATAAATGAAATACTAATAGCTATCTATGGAATTAGTGCATCTGTAAAGCCTTAGAATCCTTAACAATGAGGCATAGAGACTCGTACATGTTATGATATCTTTATGTGACTGAATTCTTGTATGATTCTTATAAGTCTATTACTTAAGAACGTAATACCCTTGTAGCGAAATAGGTAAGCTAAGTATGACGGGACCACTTAATAGGTATACATTAATTGTGGTTACGGTACAGGTAGAGATAGGGGTAGTATACAGTTAATTATATACTATCCCAGTCGTTTTATTTTTTTTTATTTCCTCTACAATCCTTAATAGTGAAGGTGCATTGTGTGATTAACCTGAATCTACCTGCAAAGATGGTAGAGCAATAGTCGACAATGTTGGCTCTAATTTTAACCCAATTTTATAGAGTCTTTATACTAATATTGGGGAACCCTTGTAGCGATATAGGTTAGCTATGTACGTCAGGAGGCTCATGGTGAGAGTATACGATATATCATTGAGTTACGGTACTAGTAGAGATAGGGAGTCGAAAGGATAGTTATGTCATTTAGGATTACTTGGTATAGCTAGCTCTCTGTCGTTTTTTTTTCATCCCCCTAGATTCCTTACTAGTATGAAGAAGAAAGTATATAAAGTTTATCTAGGTTGGAATAAACAAGTATTAGATCGAACATTTGCTAGTGAGGCAGATGCAATTAATTATGCGAATGAGCTAGCAGTTGATACATTGGTTGTGTCTACTGTACAATAAGAATTAGTAGTAGGATAGTAGTGATATTATTCTACTCTTTTTTGTTGCCCTTGATTCCTTATATGTGACAATATGTAATTAGTGTATTACAATGTTACAATTCATGGTATAGGTAGTTCCTGGCTAGTCTGAGATAGATTGGCCAGGTTTTTATTTCCCTCTTGATTCCTTATGATTGTGTAGGTAGTAAAAAACCTAACTATTATAACCTAAAACAGTTTCAACCAAGCTTGTCCGTGAGGGATAGGCTTGGATTTTATTTTTTCCTTCTGATATGTCCTAGATCCCTTATTAATATAATGAAGTTATTAACAATTAAAATTATGAAGTTATGACAGTTTTTAGTATTGACGTGGAGGTATACAATACCCACGTAGAGTTTACATTTGCAAGTAGGGAAGAACTCTTAGAGCTTGCAGAGGACCTCAGTGTTGAGGAGAATGTCAACTTTATTGGAAGAGAAGTTGGCAAGAAGAACAGAAGTGGTTATTATTCAAAGATTGAAATACCTAACCACGGATTCTTAATAGGCATAGTATCTGATGGCCTAGGTAAGAGTAGTAAGGAGGCTACAACCGCACGTTATGTGTATAATGTAGCAGAGGCAATACTCAAATCTCGGGGTCTTAGGAGAGACCCTAAGAACATATCATATCTTATTGAGTATATAATGAATAAGATAGTATTCAGTGAGCTTGAGTAAGAATTAGAAGGGACATAGTTCCCTTCTTTTTTTATTTTTCCTTCTAAAATCCTCTAGATCCCTTATTAGTGAAAAGGAAATGTTGTTCAGAAAAAAATTTAATGTTTTTGTTTCAGATCTGGCGAGGTCAAAATATTCTAGCTTGTTCGTGGTGAATAGGCTAGCTTATTTTTTTTCTAGCTCGCCCTAAATCCCTTATATGTAGAAAGAAAATTATATTAACATTAACAATTATAAGATTATGAGAAAATTAATTATTATGTTCTTGGCAGTTATGTTGTCAAGTATTAGTATGAACGGTCAGAACGTCATGGAACCAGTAAAGATGTTCTGTAGTAAGGAGTGTACGGATTTTTACACAATTAAAACAGGTAAGTATCCGACAGAGTTTAGACTAGCAATCAGAGTTGGGAAGCTAGGAGATGATAGATTTGCCTACGACTTTATGGCAGCTGAAAAGATAGGAAGTGGTTATTCTGAGTTTGAATTACAGGATAGGCGCGCAGATGTCAATTCAATTTATGGCTACTCACTTTTTGACGTAAATGGACAATTAGTAAGTTATGCATTTGAAGATTCACCGAACCAAGTAATGATAAATGATTACAGGTATCGAATTTTTACAGTAGAGAGTAATAAGGAAGACATAAGGGCTTTCTGCAATAGTTACTTTATCTTTAGAACAATGAGACTCTACTTTAGGGATATTTTCGGTAGGTATGAATCAAATGCAGATATAGGGAAGCATACAGTTGATATTGTTATTACGCCTGATGAAGAGGGACAGATCAAGTTCTATAATCAGCTAAGCAGGTTAATAGGTGATTAAAGTAGGAGAGAGGAATTACGTTATGTAGTTTCTCTCCTTTTTGTCCCTCTCGATTCCTTAATAGTGAGAATTGTTTTATCGATTAGTAGTATCTTTCTGAAGGCCGAGCGAGGTCTTAATTAGTTAACACTCTAACCTGTCTGTGATGGATAGGTTAGTTTTTTATTTTTCTTCCTCTTAATACCTTATTGTTAGAAGAATGAAAAAGAAAGTTAGTATTATAGAAGTAACATTTGGAGGTTACACAAGATTTTATCTAACAATAGATGCTTTGTATCCAGAGGGTATCTATAAGACTATTTTTGAAAAAGTAGATCAATCTTTAAGTATCAGACTTTCTCCTCCTAATAGTGAAGTATTGGACGTTGGGTTGGATACTCTGAAAGCTTTGTACTTTTTCGAACACTTAATTACTAAGAGAAAGTTTGTATATCGGAAGCAGTGTATATGTTTTATAGTGGAATGTAAGAAGTTTATAACGGACAAGGAACTTAGATCTATTCTGTATGATGGTAGTAGTATGTCTGACGTTATAATATTCAACCCAACAAAAGACAAGATAAACGAATGGTTTCCTTGGGATGTTCGATCGGTTAGTAGAGAACTGGTAATTGATACTAGTAGGATATTAACAGGAAACCTACAAGGTCCATATCAACAGTTTATGTCTCAGATCTACCATAAGACACTGACTGATTGGGTATATGAACTGCAAGGTAAACGTTTTTGGTTAGGATGATGAGAAAATTAGAACTTAAGATAGTAGAGAACCTGGTTGAACATAGTTTTTTCATAGTTCTTCCTGTTGAGCTGACTGTGCCTAAGAGTAAGTTATCAGACCTATTCGTACATTATTCTAGGTTTGGGCTGGGTTTTGGTTTCTTCGGTTCAAAACTCTTAAGGGATAATATAGAAGAAGAATTAAGCAAGGGTGATAATGTCCGGATCAGTGTTGGAATCCAAATACAACATGCAGACTATACAGTAAACCCTGGAAAAATAATCACAACTAAGAAAATAATGAGTTGTCTCAGAGAAGGCGAAGTTTGTTATGAGTATAGTAATATGAGTAGGTATAATAGTGATAACATAGTTAGAGGTTTATTGAGTGATGAAGAGTGGAGGTTTGAGAAGAGACTTGTTGTGATAGATACAAGTACAATCCTCTCCGAATCAAAAACACCATTCACAAAGCTAATTAGACATTTATGGTTAGATTATGAAAGAGGAGATAACACTTAAAGTAGTAAGAGAATTAACTAAAGAATATTGTCACTTAGTAGTACCAGTAAGGCTTTTAATACCTGAAGAAATATTATACGATGTAATACGAGTCTATCAGTATGGTATTATGACGTTTAATACTTCTAAGGTTTTTGATGATGAAGTTGTAGATAGGCTATTAGAGAAGTCGGTTAGGGATTGGTCCAGTAGTAGGAAAGAAGAGCTAATGAGGTGTTTAATTGTTTCCTATAAATACATGCAAGATCCGTGTCCAGGCAAAATAATACTGAAGAAAGATATAATAAGGCTTCTACAGCACGGAAGGTTATTTTGCAATAGAATATTTAATCTTTCTGAATATGAGAGTGATGAAATATTTGCTTTTATTCATAGTAATAATACAAGGATTGAAAAAGTAAGCGTCCTGGTAGATACAGGTAAGATATTTACAGACCCTGATGATTCACTTACTAGATTAATCAAGGGCCTATATCATCTCACAAAGTGGAACAAACTTGAATGAATACCTGGAAATAAAAAAACCAGGTATCTTATTTTTTTTTCTTGCCGTTATTCTCACGTTGATGCCTTAATAGTAGAATGAAAAATAAAAAATATATGTTAGAAAGATTTGTAAAAGAAAATTTTAAAAACATTAGCCTGTATTATACTGGAATTATTCTAGATAATACAGAAGAAAATCGAGACTACCTACATGGGCTATTAGTAAGTGAAGTAGTGCTGAGATTGAAAATTACATGTACTGTGGTTATTACTGTGGTGATCTTATTTATGATATACTACTTTTTTATATTGGAGGTTATAAGATGCCAGGGAAATTAACAACTGAAGAGTTCATTCAAAGAGCTAGAGAAGTTCACGGGGATAAATACGATTATAGTAAGGCAGAGTATGAAGGAAGGAACGACAAAGTCTGCATTATCTGCAGGGTAGAAGGACATGGTGAATTTTTCCAAAGACCTAGGGATCATATTAGAGGTAGTGGTTGCCCTAGTTGTAGCAGAAAGTCTAAGATAACTACAGAAGAATTTATCAAAAAATCCAAGGAAGTACATGGAGATAGGTATGACTATAGTAAAGTAGAGTATAAGAGTAGTTCTACTAAGGTATGTATTATATGTAAAGAGGAAGGACATGGGGAGTTTTATCAAACCCCATGTAATCATTTACGAGGTTGTGGTTGTCCTAAGTGTAGTTGCATTAAATTAACAAAGGACGAATTCATTAAAAAATCCAAGGAAGTACATGGAGATAGGTATGACTATAGTAAAGTAGAGTATAAGAATAGTTATACTAGGGTTTGTATTATATGTCCAGAGCATAAAGAGTTTAATCAAAGGCCTAATAGTCATCTTCTAGGTTGTGGATGTCCTAGTTGTAGCACTAAAAAACTGACTTCTGAAGAATTTATTAAGAAAGCCAAGGAAGTTCATAATAATAATAAGTATGATTATAGTAAGGTAGAATATAAGAATAGTAAGGAGAAGATTTGTATCATATGCAAAGAAGATGGACATGGTGAGTTTTATCAAATACCTAGTAGTCATCTTCTAGGTTATGGTTGTTCTAAGTGTAGCGGAAAAGCTAAATTAACAACTGAAGAGTTTATTAAGAGAGCTAAGGAGATACATGGTGATCATTATAATTACAGTAAGATAGATTATAAGAATATTTTTACACCAGTTCAAGTTTTCTGCAAAGTACATGGATATTTCAGCCAAAAACCAGTAGTTCACCTTCAAGGTAGTGGTTGTCCAAAGTGTGGTCTTGGTTTTTCATCAGACTCTAAGCTATCATTACTTAGCGATTCTGATATTGAGCACTTATCGACCCATCAGCTTATTGAATTAATTGGTCAAAACTTACTTCCGGCCGATTTTAAAGTTCTGACTAAATCTGCAAGCGGTAGTAAGGATAGAAAAGATGACATCAATAAGCTCAGAGAATCTATTGGTAGTGGAGTAGAGGGAAATGAAACGGCCGAAGAGGAGCAGGTATTACAAGAGGAGCAAGTTGAATTTGAAGACGCACAAACAATCGCCGCAGATGATCAAAGTGAGAACCTACTTAATGTTCTTCCTGACCTAGTAACAAAAGAATTAAAGACCTATGATAAGTACTTTGTATCCAGCGGCGAAAAGGGTGCGTACCTATTAAAGGAGTCAGTTAATAAGATATGGAACTGTGTATTATCTAGCGAGTCATACTTAGAGACTGTTAGGGAAATGCGAGAGTCTAGTGGTCCATGGTTAACTTATGTGCTGGATACTTTTATGATGGAGTATAAGAGTGTCCAGAATGAGAAGGTCGGTCCAGATTATAAGTTCGAATATCCACCTAGTCTCATGCAGAAGTTGATGTCCTACCGAATTGCCACTAATCCTTACTATGGGAATTGGTGTGGTACTGGTGCAGGTAAGACTAATGCTTTTCTCATTGCCTCTCGTAGAATTGATGCAAGGGTTACTGTATGTGTATGTCCTAATGCGGTGGTTGAAACAATAAGAAAATCAATCCTTCGTGTTTATCCAGAGAGTACTATCATTATCCCAAAGTCCCTAGATGATATAACTAGCTATGATAGGTCTAAGTATAATTATGTCATCCTTAATTATGAAAAGTTCTGTCAGTCATATTCTCCTGCCCTTGTCGATAAATTAGTAGGACTTAACCAGATTGACTTCCTCTGTTTTGATGAAGTACACAGAGCTAAGAATGACATGTCTAGTATTAATCAGAACTTGACTAATCTTCGTGTCTTAGGTGGTGAGAAAAATCCAGGTATGAGAGTCCTAGGTATGACAGCAACTCCACTCATTAATAATCTTAGTGAGGTTAGAAACTTACTGGAACTTATAACAGGTACCTCATTTGAAGATATAATGCCAACAAACCTAGTAACCATTAACAACATTCACAATGCGTATAAATATTTGATGTTATATGGATTTAGATATGTGCCTGACTATAAGATTAATTGTATTGAAGAGAAGGTAGATATTGATGGTACTAAGGATCTTGCCGAGAAGTTAGTTGGTTTTGAAAATAGTGAAGTAGGCGATATAGAAGGCCACATGATACAAGTTAAGTATGAAGGTATTAGGTCTCATATCAAGAAGTACAGAACTATTATCTATACTCAGTTCATAAAAAATATCCTACCTCGTATTAAAGAAGAGCTTAGGAAGGATGGTATTTCGTTCAGGGAATATACAGGAGAGATTGATTCAGTGGAGAGAGATTCCATTGTTTCAGATTTCGCCCAGCATAAGTTTGACGTTATCTTAGCATCTTCACCGATTACTACTGGTGTTGATGGCCTGCAGAAGATATGTGACACTATTATTATCTTGTCACTTCCTTGGACCAATGCAGAGTATGTACAGTTGGTAGGTAGAATTAATCGCCAAGGTTCAGAATTTGGTAGTGTTAAGATAGTAGTACCGCAGGTTAAGATCAAGATGAATAATGGTAAGGAGTGGTCTTGGGATGATAAGAGATTTAGGATTATCAAGACTAAGCGTACACTCTCTGATGCAGTAGTTGATGGTAGGTTTGCAAGTATTTTCAGCCTTAATAGATCAAAACTACTAAGAGATGCGGTTGAGTCACTTAGAGAGGGCATTAAAGATTTTACCATCACTAGAAAGAAACTTGAGGTAGAAGTGGTTGAGACTAAGATAAGAGAGTATAGTAGTGAATCAATCATAACCAGTACTCATCAGAAAGCTAGTACATCAACCTCTAGTAGAATGCATGAGTGGTTTAGTGAAGATAAGTCAAGATGGAAAGATTATCACAAAGTTAGAGAAGAAAATATTAAAGACTGGGTAGAAAATCCTATTGCTGTTATTGCGGAGAGATTAAATAAAAATCCAGGACAGACAATAGCAGATCTTGGTTGTGGTATGAATAAGCTGAAGGACCTAGTGAAGAATTATAAGGCTTGGTACTCATTTGATCATTGTGCGGTCGATCCTAGTGTAGTGGAGGCAGATTGTTCAGACTTACACGAATACTTAGGAGATGAAAGTGTAGATAGTGCTGTTTTCTGTATGTCATTATGGGGAACAAACTACCTAGACTCAATAAAAGAAGCACACCGGTATTTAAAGACGGGTGGTACTCTTTATATTGTAGAGCCTAAGAATAAAGTAGATCAATCAGTTCTACTAGGTGAGGTGGTACAACTTGGATTTAACCTAACAAACTTAGTACTAGAAAGAAATGGTAAGACTTATTTTGAGTATAAGAAAGTAAGGTAGACTTGATAATGGAGATTAGTAAGAAAAATACTAGTCTCTATTTTGTTTTATCCTCTAGATCCCTTATAGGTATGAAAGAAGATGTATTAATTAAGTTTTTAAAAAGTAATAAAAAATATTGCTTTCGTATAGGTGAGTACATTATTCCTATACAAGTAAAAGATTTTAGTGGAGTGCATTTAGTAAACCTAAGAGATAACAGGGAATCTAATATTGACTCCCCTAATAGTAAGTGGGTTCGATATTTTGAGGTATTACTATCGACCTTCTATACAAACTACAGGTACCTAAAGGAGTTCCCACTAATAATAGAAGACAGAGGTATGTGGGGAAGTATCTGCAATAATCTTAATATTACTGAAGAGGACTACTTACATAGAAACTATTTTCTAACGGACTATTTCTTCCCTGAATATAACCTAGCTGTGGAGATAGATTCCGACCTACACGATCAAAAATATGATGAAGCTAGGGATTTGTACATTAAAAGTAATTGGGGAATAGATTTTATTAGAATGTATGAGTTTGGAAAAACTCCTGAAAATATGAAACGTAACATTGACTTATTGAACTCAAGATTACTTAACAATCCCCTAGTTCCTACAGAAATAGATTACTCCAGTTCTATCTTAGATTATTTTTATAAGACACTGACTCCAGCGATCTTAGATATATTTAATAAACTTGAGTATGTAGTGACAACGCTCAAACCTGGTTCCGCTATTAAGTTAGATAGTAGAATACTTAGTAAATTTGAGATTTACTTACTTAGGCAATCTAATTTGTATTCTAATTTAATAATAAATTATTTTAAACAGTCTTACGGAATTACTGTAATTTGGAAGCCCTAGAATCCTTACCAGTGAGAGAGATGTATGAGATTGTATACGTAGGAGATACAATACATGCATGGACTTTGACTTTGTCTAGTTTTGCAAGTCCTACAGAAAATGTACTTAATACTAGAATACCCTTGTAGCGGTAGAGGAAAGCTAAGTGTGCAGGAGATCTGTTAGTAAGGACGCGTATGTACTTTCAGATTACGACACAGGTAGAGATAGAGAGTCGAAAGGAGAGGTGTCTGTTACAAGCCCCGCTCTCTGTCGTTTTATTTTTTTTTTTCATCCCTCTTAATTCCTTAGTAGTAGTATATGGAGAAGTCAAGAGTATATGTAATAAGAGATAGGCATGGAAGAGTTGATAGATTATATTTTTCAACCACACTCCTATATAATAAAGAGTTGTTAGACCTATTCTATGAAGGAGTTAGTGGGTATTATCCAGATGACGTGAGTTGTTATATTAAAAATCAAAAGGAACTAGTACGGGGAGAGTTTTTTATATGTCTTGATCTAGCTGACTTCGTGATAAGTACTAACAAAATTACTACTAAGAAGGTGGTTAGATATTACCTAGAAAATGGCAGACTTCCACCTAGGTTTAATAGTCACATAAAAAATCCACAACGTTTAGAGTCAATCGTTAAGACCTATGTTCCATATGAAAGGGTAGAGCAGTTTGACCTTGACCTAGAAAGAGACCGAATATTAAATCAACCTGACTTAGGACGTAGGTACTTTGAATTTGTGAGGCAGATATTTCATTTTAGCGACCCCAATAACAGAGAGTAAGATAGGATAAATCTTCTCTCTTTTTTATTTTCCCCTAGATCCCTTATATATGTTGAAAGGAGGGGATACTCAGTTATTAGCCTCCTAGAAAAATTTGGAAGATTAAAAAACAAAATAAGATGAATGATAATTTACTAATTAATTATTTAAAAAGAAACCGAGATTATTGTTTTAGTGTCGGTAAGTATGAATTTCCAAAGATGCTTGAGACCAATAAGGGGCTTGATATAGACTTGGAGGATAATAGAGAAGCTAGTCTGCTACAAGGAAGTAAGTGGTCGCCAAACTTTAGGGAAGCATTAGACAGTGAATTCCCGGGTGTGATATATCTTAGAGAGTTTCCATTGCTTGTCAGAAACATGAAGGCTTGGAAACAATATTGTCTAAATCATAGTGTCACTGACCCTGATAAATTGGGTAGGAATTACTTCTTGGCAGACTACTTCTTTCCGGACTATAACTTGATTGTGGAGATAGATTCCAACATACATGATGAATGGTATGACTCTGCAAGAGATGATTATGTAAACATTGTATATGGAATACATGTAATGCGACTTTTTGAATTTGGAGAGCCTAGTACTGAGGTCGCAAGGATTGATGATTTTGGTATTGCACTTAATAGATTAAAGTATTCAAGACCTGTTAATCTTGATAATAGCGACTTAATACTATCTATGTTCTATAAGGAAAATGAAGATATAATAGATGCGCTGAATATAATTGAAGCTAACATTAACAGCTCTAGAAATGGTATATTTGATGCCAGTGGTTATCAACATTTAATTAGGGACTATAAAACATTATACAAAATTGATAAAATAATAAAAGGTGTTTATAATGTCAATGTTGTTATGAATGTTTGGAATAGGCACTAAAAAATGACATCTGAGAAGCCTTGTATTCCTTATATATGTACAAGTGGAGCACGAAATTCCTGGAGTAGAAGGCCCAGCTTTAAAGGCAGCAGGGGGAAAGAGGTAATCGTGTTGATGAATTTTGATCGTTTTATCGTCACTGCAGTCTATAAACGATATACCCTGGTAGCGAGATAGGTAAGCTAATCACTTAGGGCTGTACGCTTGGTAAGGTTTTTATCGGTGTAATACAGTTCCGGTGTGGTAGAGATAGGGAGTCGCAAGGAGAAGGTGTCTGTTACAAGCCCCACTCCCTGTCGTTTTTTTTTCGTTCCTCTGTGTATATGAAAAGACGTCGATTCCTTATAAGTGTATATACAAGGAAATACGAAATTCCTGGAGTAGAAGGCCCGGTTTTAAAGGCAACTGGGGGAAAGAGGTAATCGTATTTGACTAATTTTGATTGTTTTATCGTCACTGCAGTCTATAAACAATATACCCTGGTAGCGAGATAGGTGAGCTAAACACTTAGGGCTGTACGCTCGGCGATTATGTCGTCAGTGGATTACGGTTCCGGTGCGGTAGAGATAGGAAGTCGCAAGGAGAAGATTCTAAACGCAATCTTCACTTCCTGTCGTTTTTTTTTCGTTCCCTAGCCTTCAGTTTCCTTATAAAGTAGAGAGAAAATTTATAATTAGTATGGCAAAAAGTAAGAAGAAAAAGGAGAACATTGTAAAGAGGATAACATTGCAACTTGATAGGATTAAGTTCGACAAGAAGACAACGTTAACTTGTGCGTATATTCCGATTACCTTAAGACTACCTAACATAGATATCATCAATTCCTATGTAGTGAGTCACGGTACTATTGGTGTTAGAGCGTACAGGAAAACATCTCAACTAATAGAGAGTGGTAAGTTTAGTATTACTGAGATTCGTGATTTTTCAAAGCTAGACAAGGAAGACTTAACTGACTATAACCTTTATCTCTGTCTAGTATTGAGTGATGCAAGTAGGTATTCACAGAGGGCTAAGAAAATATCTCTCCTACAGAACAAGATAGACCCTATATTTGTTGCGGAGCCTGAACTTGAGAGTAGTAGGGGAAGGATTTATTATAGTGTGTATCCTGTTAAATTATCTAGGAAGGTAGACATTGACTTTGACTACACTGCATATGTAAAAGCGGTTAAGGATAAGTTTGGATATGGGTATGTACTGTATAAAATATTAAAGCACTTAGCATGGCAGTAAATCCCTTATATGTGGAGCAATGTAGGTTGCTTGCACTTTCTAGTTATTTAATTAGTTTATTGTTTATCGATTCTGGCTTGTCTGTGAAGATGAGCCAGATTTTTTTTGCACCTTGAGATCCTCTAATTACCTTAACTATGTAATAAAGAAAATGTTGTATTATATTTGATTGATTTACTATTGACTAGCTTGTTCGTGAGAATGGGCTAGTCATCTATTTTCCTCTAGAATCCTTAACTATGTAAGATAATAATAAAGCTGTATTTAATATTTTTAACTTCATTATTTTAATAAACCTAACTGGTCTGTGATAGATCGGTTAGGTATTTTATTTCCCTCTCGATTCCTTAATAGTGTTGATGATATAATATAAGTTTTGTGCGTGCTAGCTTGTCTGTGATAGATAGGCTAGCAATTTTTCAAAACCCCTAGAATCCTTATAGTTGAGAAATAAGTTTTAAGTTATTAGATGGTTTGTGCCTAACTTGTCCGTGATGGATAGGTTAGGTCTTTTATTCTGCCCTAGATTCCTTATAGTTGAGAAAATGTTTAAGTTAATATTTAAGTTACCTAGCTAGTCTGTGAAGATTGGTTAGGTATTTTATTTTGCCCTAGATTCCTTAATAATGTTAAGTATTTATTTAGTTATCGCATTGTATTTGATCTAACTTGTCCGTGATGGATAGGTTAGATTTTTTACTCCTCGATTCCCCTGATTACCTTATATGTGGAAAAGTATTTTATAACTCTGTTTATATTTATTTAAGTTTTATTATACCTAACTTGTCTGTGAAGATGGGTTAGGTTTTTTGTTGCCCTCAATTCCTTAATAGTGTAATAGATTATTTATAGCTCTTTTTAAATATATTAGAACTCTGGCCTAGCTTGTTCGTGAGAATGAGTTAGGCATTTTTTCGTCCCTCATGCCCTAGTTCTCTTATAATTGATACTATTGTTTTTAACATGTATATAATTCAGTCTGGCCTAACTTGTCTGTGATAGATAGGTTAGGTTTTTTATTCGCCCTAAAATCCTTATATGTGATAATAAATCAACAATGTCAAATTGGGAGGAGTTGTGGTTGTATTTTTGTGTTACATGCCACCTCTTCCCTTTTTATTTTTAATTATTATGATAAATTGGAAAGTAGTAAAGCTTAAATTTTTGTATTGGCTCTATTATAAGATGGGCCTAAGAAATCCAAGTAGTGCAATTGAGCTCTTACAATCAGACTTAGATGTAATGGCTCAATATTCAAGACTTGTGCAGACTTTTAAATTAACCGGACTCTGTAACAAATATCTCAAGTCTGTCTCTGAATCTTATCTCATTGCTGTTATTGTTAGATCAGCAGAATTAATACTAGGTAAGACGTTAAGAATTGTAGACTTGAGCAGGGAAGACTTTAAACAGATCATTGAGTTAGTCGTGGGTCCTGTGTCGATCTATAATAATGCCGTATATGTTCGAAGTAAGGATGAGATAATAGACTTCGATGAGGACGGCGTAGATAAGATCGAAGACTATACCCACATGTTATTCTCAATGGCAAAGCTTATGGTCTGTGAGTTATTGTTTACTAAGAGGAATGACTTGTAGTGGTAATAATTGTAGCTGGTCCTATCTATTATCCTTATTGTTGTATGAATATTAATTTTAAAAATAATATGGCAACGTACAAGATTTCAATTAAACAAAGTAGTAAGTTTAATGAGGAGTATTTCATGGACAACTTACGATTACTCTGCACAAGATTTGGTGACAGTGATGCAGTAATTGAGAAGATGGAGGGGGACCAGGAATGAAACAATACTTAGAGTTAATCGATCGTGTTGTCAAGTATGGTAATCTTGAGGAGCATGATAGAACTGGTGTAGGTACTTTAAATCTGTTCAGTGAGAAGATGGTATTTGACTTATCGACAGGCAAGTTTCCTCTCCTCACAACTAAGAAGGTATTTTTTAGGGGAGTGATAGAGGAGTTATTATTTTTCCTCCACACTGACGGTTATAGCATTGATTACTTAGTGGACAGAAACATTCATATCTGGGATGCATGGCCGCCTAGTAGAGAATCCGGCAAGTTTATCCCCTACGCTAGATTTTGGAGACACTACCCTAAGTTCAATAGCAATAATGAATACGTCGGGGAAGTTGATCAGATTGGAGAGATGATAAGACTTATTAAGGAGGATCCAAGTAGTAGACGTATTATAGTTGACTCTTGGAATGCAGGTCTTAATCATGATGCCGTCCTAACTGCCTGTCATAATTTCTTTCAGATCTATGTAAGGGGTGAGTACTTGGATATGAACTTGAGTGTGAGGTCTAATGATTTATTCTTAGGCTGTCCATTCAATATTGCATCTTACTCTCTCCTCCTTATGATGATTGCACAGGTAACGGGAAAGAAACCTGGGAAACTCTACTATAATATTGGTATTGCTCATGTCTACCTGAATCATACGGAGCAGATAAATGAGCAACTAACAAGAGAGCCTAGAGAATTACCGGTTGTGAAAATTAATCCAGGGGTGACTAAGATTGATGATTTTAAGATAGATGATTTTGAATTAGTTGGTTATAATCCATGGCCAGCAATAAAAGGTGAAGTAGCAGTATGATAGGAAAAAGTTTAATTCACATTATCGTAGCAATTGATGATAATGGTGGTATTGGAAAAGATGGTGGTCTCTTATTTCATAATAAAGAAGACATGAAACAGTTTAAAGAGAAAACAATGGGCCATGTAGTAGTAATGGGAAGGAAGACATTTGAATCTTTGCCAGTGGGTCCATTAGAGGGTAGAACAAATATAGTACTAACAGAGAATGATATACCGGGTTGTGTATGTATGAAGAACTTGAATGACCTGATTGAGTATATTAAGTCTTGTGGTGAAGAGAATGTCTTTATAATAGGTGGTGCAAGTGTATATAAGCAACTCCTAGAATATACAGACATTATTCACCTCACTAGATTCCATACCACTAAAGAAGCAGACACCTACCTTCACTATTCAAAACTTGTAGAGGGCTTTGACATGTTTTATAAGTCAGGTTTCTACAAGGACGACGAAGGTATTAAGTATGAATTTGAAACTTACATAAACAGATGCTCAAATGTCCGATCTGCAGTCATGAATTTACTGACAAAGGTGAAATAGAAGATCACCTCAAGAATACTCACTTCTTAGATATGGCGGTCTACTATGAAATGGACCTCCGTGAGAATGAGTACTGCTATAGATGTGGTAATTCAAGACATCCACTAACATACTTAGATCCCACTGGTTTTAAAGTACCATGTTGGGATTGCTTGAAGGATGATAGGTATGAAAAGCCACAAGCAATAGAAACAATTAGAAGAGCAATTGTAGATCATTATGTAACCGTTAAGGATGACAGGTACCTACAAATGTTCTTAGTTGACAAGATCTTTTTTAACAACACACTACCTCATACCTACGAAGAGTTCAAGGCAGTTCTCAAGAGGTTACAGAAGGTTTATAGTATAGATAGAAATAAGATCTGGTTTCCTGATTTTATCCCTGGCTACCCTAAGATATTTAGTAGAGATAATATTGGCGGTCTTAAGATAGTACCAGTCAATGATCTTTATGTAATTGATAGTGGTAAGTCAGAGATAAGGATAAACGATAAGTACGTTATTAAGTATGCAGATATTATACCTTACGATCAAAGACATCATAGTAGGTATAACTTGTTTAACTTAAAGACTGAGACTAGAAATACTAAGAGACTAAGGCTAAAAGAGTCAAGTCCCGATAAGTGTATTAAGTTTTATAATAAGTTGAATGAACAGTACAATTCAATCTTCGAGCTAACTGACATAGAGGGTAATCCAATTCTCTTTAGTGGGCTGTCTGAACTTGATAAGGTAGTAATAAAACTAGTCTTACTGAGGAATAAATCTTTCTTCAGACTACTTATCGACTTAATAGATGAGGTCTTAAGAAATGTAGGTGTCCTTAGTGATCCTGTGTTCTTAAGAAATACTGTAACAGTTAATCCTGGGTGTGACTTAAGGCTTCACTTGTCTTGGTTACCTGAGGAGACGAGGGAAAACTATATTAACATTTCAATATTATGACAAAGTTTAAAATAGAGGGAACCTGTATTGATACCTCTACAATGAAGGGGTATGTACCAGCAGCGATCCTAGGGAGTAGTTTTGATTATATCTTAACCTCTATACCCGCTAATAATGACGTCTTAATAAAAGATTACGTAGAGTCATTCAAGCTAACTGGTACTAAGCTGGTTGTTCATGCTAGTCACTTAGATGGTCTTTGTGATACTGTTAAGAGTCACGTCGAATTAATAGGGAGAGATTATGTTGATATCTTGCTGATCGATTCAAAGGCAGATTGGAAGTTGGCTGGATCTGAGGTAGTAGGTCTTGGTGATCGTTGTAAGGCTTGGGGAATTATGGAGCCTGAGTCTGTGGAGGAGGTTAAGAAAATAATTGAGACAGTGGGAAGTGATAGTATCGTGAAGTATATTGCGCTGACTATTAACCCGCTTGAATTTAACTTAGACCTTATTAATTACTGTACTGATAATGGCATCTTAATAATAGGTCTTAATCCACTTGGCGGGTATTTATCAGCGCCTAGAAATATCACGGCATTCACTGTACCTTACTTACTCGGTTTCTCTGCGTTCTACTCTGATATTACTGTGATTAGTGGTAGAAACTTAGATACTGCTGACAATGATTCACTTTACTTGAGCGGATTGAAAGGTAAAGATGCAGGAAATAACTACGTCCTCAAGAAATCAACAAATAAACCGGTTAAGGGTGTTAGTCAGGCGGTATTTACATCATTCAAGCTAAAGGATGAGATTATACCATACGATGATCCTACTATGTGTCTATATGCAGATCAGATGGTACTCGAAGTTGGAAAGCCTAGTAAGAAACTTAAGAAGACAGAACCAGTACAGAGACCACCTAAGGAAACAGATGATGTAGTACTGCCAGGTGAAACTGATAGCTCTGATAGTAGTAAGTTTGTTGAACAGGCTAATCACTTACTGAATATCTTACACTTACCATCAGACGGAGACGAGAGTAGTAAGTTTGCAGTGGCCAAGTATAAACTACTAGATCTGATTAGGTGTGATTTCAGTAGTGCAGTTTGGTCCTATGATTTTTCTATGATTGGTAAGTCTGTTATGATGGTCTTACTCACTAGAAAGCCTGTAAAGAAGGGTATGTTGTGGTGGAAGAAAGAAATACCTGGTGACTTAAGGACATTCTATCTACTGCAGAAAGAAGGTAAGTTTGTGTTCCGTGAGATTTTTGATGATCCAGAACCTGAACCTAACGAAACTGCATCTACAACAGATTAGATTCCTTATATGTGAGTAATTCCTATTTTGTGTTAGGAACTTACTCAATGAGAGAAATATATGTTATTAATTATAAAATTATTTAGTAAACATGAGAATTTATAACGGAAAGAACTCACAGGTAGAATTACCACTTGCAACACAGAGGATTACGATTGGTCCTAATTCAGTGTCAAAAGACATTATGCCAAATGTAGAAATGTTACAACTTATTTCTACTAGTTTTGTTGATACTGAGATCGCATTGATTGTGTCAGGTCCATCAGAACTTAATCTTTGTGCAGGTGTTCCAGCATGTACACCTCTTGTAGTACAGAGCTTAGATGAGGCTGTAATTCGCTTCAATGGTACAGCACCAGAGAAGAAGGAAGAGGAGCCAGTCGTTGAAGAGCCTAAGAAAGAAGAGGTAGTAGTGGAAGAGGTACCTGAAAAGAAGGTAGATGAGAAGAAGCAAGAAGAAGAGGTAAAGCCAGAACCAACAAAGAAGGCTGCACCAAAGAAGAATGCTAAGAAATAAGACTACCTAAAGTTAACGAAGTCTTTGGGGGAATAATTAAGTTCTCTCAAAGATTTCAAATTTTTTCAAACAAATGGACGAGTTCGAATATAAAGAAGTAAAAAGAAGGGACGGAACTACACTTATATTCTGTAATTTTGAAGAACTCCTATCTAAGTATTATGGAGTTAAGTCAATGGCAGAAGTAGAAAGTCATGCAAACGGTAATGGTGAATATATCATGCATTGTCCGTTCTGTAAAAAAGAAGGGCATACTAAACATAAGCTCTATATAAAAACTGACTTGACGGTGGGACACTGCTTTGTATGCGGTAGAAACTATATACATGTGTCCGATAAGCTTGAGTTCCGCGTTAATGTGCCAGAGTCAATACTAAAGTTTGGATTTGGTGCAGAACCGTTCAATGTAGTCAAACTAACGGACCCTGATTGGTCGTTAGATAGATTACAGTATGAATTCGATGACTTTGATCAGGCCGGTTATGATTACTTGTGCAGTAGACATAAGTACATGAAAGACTTGTATCAACAGCTCGGATTTAAGTTCTGGTATGGTAATATAGTAATGCCGTTCTTCTATCACGGGGAACCAATATACTACCAGATCAGATTTAGTAATGTGGGTCATGATGATAAAGGCATTAGATATTATTTCCCACAGATTTCAAAAAAGCCTGTCTATATAATTGATCATGGACAGGGAATTAGAAAACTGATCTTGTGTGAGGGTATATTCGATGCAGTATCCCTCCTAATACAAGCCCCTGATTACATACCAATTGCACTCATGGGAAGTAGCTTGAATGACTATCAGATCGGTTTCATTAAAGAATATATGCCAGAGAAAATACTGATCTATATGGACGAAACAAGTATATCAAAGAGAGTAATGAATAAACTGAAAACACAGATTGATTACTGCCCGATTGATATAATTCGTTCTGATGGTGAAGATCCAGAGGAGAGAATGAATAGGATGATTTCTATTTGTCCAGGTAGTGAAGTTGGCTGGATATCTAGGAAGTTTAATAATAAGAAGTTTAACATTGGTAGAGTAGTTAAGCCAGAATTTATATGTTAAAGGTATTTTTTGATCAAGACTTAAATAAACTAGTTCTCATAACTGACGATCCAACATTTCATTATTTCTTAGAGACAAAGACAAGTAATTATGAGTATATCCCATGGCAGAAGAAATGGGGTTATGTTGAGAAAGTAGAAAAAATATATGAGACTGGGAGAAAAATAAAACATGCACAACCCGACGGAACATTCAAGTATATAGTAGGTCTCGGATGGTCTGGATTCTTACTGGGGGCACTAAAGGATAAACTTAGTGTAGATGATTATAATGGTATTGCAAGTAATATCATCATGGCAGATACATATAGGACAGTACCTTTTAGTGAACTGAGAGATTACCAGAATGATGACGTACTATTCTTACTTAGACACAGAAGAGGATTAATGCAAGTACAAACGGGATATGGTAAAGGAGAAATTTGCCAGACTGTGTAGTGATACATAGTAAGGAAGTGGGTAAAAACGGTGAAGGCTGAAATGCTAATACCGTGCTAACTAAGATAATTACGAATAGGTATCTTAGTAGTGTAGAGCATAGAGGGTGAATAAATATAATCCCTCCACGAGTATCCGCCAGCTTATAATTCATGTAAGCTGAAAATATATGCCGAACTTAAGTGAACAACAAACTTAAGAACCATAGGATAAAAAGCTTGTGGGATAACAAAATTGAAAACCCAAGTAATTGCAACCTTAGCGAATTATGCACATGAAACGCTAGGTAAAAAACTCTTGATTGTCTGCCCGTCAAATAAGGCCAGAGATGAACTTGTTAAGAGGTGCAAGAATGTATTTGGATTGTCCGTTTCTAATTGTGACAAGAAACTAAATGGGCACCTGGATTGTGTTATTACTAGTGGCCTGATGAATTCGGGCAAAGTTAAGAAGAGTGACTCTAGCGAATATCAAACCTTTCATCAATACCTGTCTGAATATGAATGGGTACTAGTTGATGAGGTTGAGTATACAATTAATGATGCAGGGGAGTACTTGTATGATAGTTGTATATCCGCTGAGAGATTTTATGCGTTTAGTGGTACAGCTGATAAAGTAGGAGGGCAAGCAATTAGTTTTAGAGAAGGCTTGAGTGAAGTAGTAGTGAGAAATAAAAACCTTATTAAATATTTCGGCCCAAGTATTATCTTTAGAATGCCACTCAATAACAGCGTCACTAATATCAGCATTAAGACAGCATCCCTTGACAACTTAGTACTAGATGATGAACAGGTTGACTTGGCGGGAAATAGATATGCTGAGATTATGAATCAGATCTGGATGGATAAGGATATTTGTAGAACAGTGACTAGGGTAATTAAAAAGTTCCCTAAGTGCTTTATACCAATGAATAACCTTAATACAATACTCTATGATTGGATTAATAATTACTGGCTCGGCGTTCTTAGAGTCCTGCTAGTGTGCGGCGAGGGTTATATATATTATGACCTGGATGGAAATAAGACTAAACTAACACTTGATGAATCTTGTGAGTATATCAAGAAAGGCTTAGTTGATGTCATCCCAAGTACTAGTTCAGGATATAGAGCACTTGATTTCCCAGGTCTTGAGAATATATGTTTGTTCGCCGGGAAAATAGCAGGTGTCACTCTTCAATGTGTAGGACGAGTGGCGAGAGGTAAACATATGAACATTATTACCTTGCGACCCTATGGAAATAAAAAAATACCTGTCTATACAAAGAGCGCACAGGAAAGAAAAGAAATGATTGACAACTATTATCAGTACTGCGAGATTGAGGATATAGAAATGGAGGAGTCTGATCTTTGAAACTAACAATTTTGCAATCACGAAGTTGGCAGTCTCTTATTGGTGAGAATAAAGTTAAGAGGAATGGAAAATGAATAACAACGACAATTACCTAGAGCTAGTATTATCAATGTTTAATCAGTTCTTATATCAGGACTGTAAAACAAATATACAAGATATCTCTATTTTCTTTAAGACTAATCCATCAACGTCTGGAAATCCGCTCATTGAAGAATTAATAGGCGCCATTAAAGATTATCCACTGGAGAGTATTGGATTACCTCTGTTTCAAAGTATCCTAGCTAAGACAGGAAAAAATCAGACGGAGAGCCAAGAGATACTAAACAAGATAATCCAGTATAAGAAATATAATAAGGACCAGATTGAGCCCGCAAGGAAGTATATCAGAGACATAGTTGCAACGGTCTATGTACAAAGAGCAAATAGACTTTACAGTGATAGTCCCTCCGAATACTTAGAATATCTTAAGAAGCTAGAATTTAAGACAGGTAGCACTGATTACTTAAGCACTACTAGTTTCAATAACTTAGATATTAATACAATCGTTGCGGAATCTGGACAAGAGGGGAAACTAACATCATCACTGAGCTTCGTTAATGAATCTTTCTCAGAGGGTGCATTTAAACCTGGTGATATTGTGGTTATTAGTGCTCCGCCATCAGTAGGTAAATCACTTATTGCAGAGGCAGAGGCACTACATATGTCAATGGTACATAAGGTTCCTACTTGTATGCTTATTATGGGTGATCTTGATTGGGAAAGCTTATTTATTAGACTCGCTGCGATTTATACCGGCTTGTCTTTTCGTGATGTGAGAGAAAACTTGGCGGGGATCTATAAGGAAATGAGCCAGCAGATAGGAGATAAGCTAGACATCATCATTGCTCCTGCCGGTACTATTAACGCAGCGGAATTTGTCCAGTTTGTAATAGATAGTCCCAAGAAGTATAAGGCAGTTTTTGTTGACTATGATGAAAACTTTAAAATGGGAGGTGATGGTAAGAATGGTGGCAGTGATTCTATGTATGCTGAGTTTGGTGATCTCTATAATGAATTTACAAAACTTAAGTATGCAGGAATTAATAGCTGGATCCTATGTCAACCAAAACAGTTTACATGGAGCGACGGAAACCCAATCGAACTACAGAACTTAGGAACATCAAGTAGGAAGGGACATATCGCTGATGTATGTATAACTAGAACAAAAGAACCACAAAACCTTAATGGACTTGGTGTGTTCTATATATGTAAAAATAGACATGGTGAAAACTCTATCGCATATTCAATAAGACTCGGTAATGGTAGGTTTAAAATAATACCTAAGTCCGTATACCAAGATCTGAAAAATATACAAGAAAAACGATACTTCTCAGAACAGGAAATTGATATGATGATTAGCAACTATAATGCGGCGAGATCACAAGTCAATAACCAAATAGATAATAGTATGGGAAGAATGAAAAGAGTTGATTCACCGTTTAGATAATAATAAAAGAAACCTAGAGATATATTCTGGGTTTCTTCTTAGTTTTTGTAGTGAGAAGATGAAAAAAGAAATAAACTTAGTAATTACACTGGATGACGTAAAACTCATCTCCGTTAATAATATGTATAGGGCTGGACTATTATATAAGGGAGGAAAACCAGTACCATATATCTATAAAAATGCTGAGGCTAAGAAGATGGAAACTATTATAGACAGACAATTAGAGTCCATTGATTTTACACAGCATCTTGATTGGCTCAGAACAACAAAACAATTTACAGTCACTGAACAATTTATCTTGAAGTCAGGCATTAAACAGAGAGATTGTGCTAACTTCGAAAAACTCGCGTCAGATTCTATTGTGAGGTTTTTTAGGGGAACACTAGGACTCACAGATTTTGATGACGCACAATTTAGCGATGTTCACCTGTATAAAAGCATTCTCCCTGGGTCACAAAGAGAATACCTGTGCTTTAAGATTACACCCTCAACTTTTAATACTAGGTTCGATGAAATACAAAGACCACAACAAGTATTATTCCATCACACAGGAGAAGCAGTGTTTGATAGTAAAGAATTCAGGAAGATAATAAAAAAAGAACTAGGGCTGAAATACCAACTTAGTAGTACTGATAAGAAACTGAAAGAACATGATACCGACGTCTTCTTAATTGATACAACTGATGGTAACCTGTTTGATATACACTTCGGAATACTTGACTATATCTATACACACAGAGACTTGGGAAATTTTATCTACTATGTCCTCTATAATGAAGCCGACAAAGAACTAGTAGACAAGATTAGCAAGATGGGATATAGTAATGTAAAAGCAGGGATCGTGGAAAAAGGTAAGGAAGCCGAATTAATCAAGAACTTCATAGGGGAATAAAAAAAAGAGAGTAGGATAGAACATAATCGTCTAACCTATTCTCTATAATTTTTTTTATTTCCTGCTTATGATTACAACACCATGAACCCACTTATCAGTTTCATCTTTTATTTTTCCTGGTTTAGTATCAAAGTACTCTCCTAAGTCACTTGCTTTTGGTGTAGCTCTAAAGTTATTCTTACTGTAGATTTCACCAAGCTTTAATTTTGCATATGTATTTGGATAAGTTTGCCCTACCTTAAATTCATTATAGATATCACCCTTTAATTTTTCTTTATCAAAACTTAAGATATCAAGTTTCTTATTTAGAAAAGCGGTGTTATAAGATTGCGCCTTACATTCCTCAAGACCAAGCACTTCTACGTATTCCTGAAAATGAGTTTCTGTTAGGTTGTCAAGTATATATCTCCTCTCACTATTATCAAAATTCTCAAAACTCTCACATAAGAACTTCAATTTTTTCTGCCTTGTTTCAACAGCCTCATACTCCTCAAAGAATAACTCGACTTTATCACTCATTGCTTCAATCGTAGATACCTTACCAACCTCATTAAAGACTGTAAATCGATCTGCATATTCTGTTTGTTGCATATCAAAAGCACGCCTCTCTGATACCAATACTAGGTTATTTACAACTGGTATAAGTTTCGGTCCGCCCGTCTCTGGATCCTCTTCAATATTTACGGCTACATAATCATCTCGATAATTATAAGCTTTCGCTATCTTCCAGTAACAGTCAGAAATGCGATATCTAGAATCATCTGTTTTTAGTTCGTCATAGGCTACTAAAAGACCATTAGTATTTCCCATTTTTTCATTTATCTTATTATCAAACTCTACCTTATTTACTTTACTCTTATCTAGTAAATATCTAAAATAAACAGTAGCTTCATCTTTCCAAGGATTTTCTATTAGTCTCTGTCTACCTAAGATTTGAGGGAGATCTAAGGAAATATCAACTGCCAGGGTCTCTATATTTGCATCACTAAGTACTACCGTTTGAGCATTGTCGGAGTAGAAATCAGCTCCAAGGTAAACAGTTCTAGTACAGAAGGTAAACATCTTTCTTGGTTCATCTCTCAAAGGGACTGTGCCAATGTTAAACTTTCTACCTAGTCTCTTATGTATCTTCTTTGTATTATCTGGAGTATTAGCAACAAGTATATTTACCTGATCGGGTTTTAATTTTGCCCTTTTGATCAGGTTTGTAATATTGGCAACTGAGTTAACATAGAATACAACTTCTTTTGACTCTATCTTTACTACTTCACCTTCATTAGTTCCTTTTACAAATCTATAGTCAAACTTACCATCTAAGTATTTCTGAATAATAGGACCGACTACTGTATACATGGCCTTCATACTTTTAAGAGTAAGTTTAGGCTTCCTTACTCTATCCGGGTCAAGTACTTCCCAGTCTAATTCATAGTAGGGCAAGTCCTTAAATTCATCTAGCTGACTTAAGTACTTTTTCATCATTGGAGTTGCGCTAACATAACAGAGCTTCTTCACTTCTTGTAGGTTCTTAACAAATACC